ACAAGGCATTGCCTCTGAAGTTGCAGAGCGCAGGCACAAGGAACCGGCTGAAACTAAACTCCGTGGATGAAAACGGGTCTGGTTCGCGCCAGTACATCCCCATTTCCCGCAGGTCATCCAGTCGAAGCGCGACAACCTCTGCCTCCATGTGTTCCAGAATGGACGCACGGGCCACCTCGTAGGCGATGTCCTCGCGGCTATCGTATCCGATGAAGATTTTCAAAACGGCAAGTCCTCATCGTCGTTGAACTTCTCGGGGTTTTGCTCTGCCATTGTTTTAGGACGCGCAGCCTGCTTCGGCTCAAACTTGAGCGACATAAAAGCATCGCCGGTCTTACTGCTGCGCTTAATCCACGCGCTGATGTTGAGGTCAATGTTGTCAATGACGGCAGAGCCACGGTAGTCGGGAGCCTTCTCGTTGCCGCGCTTTTCGTTCTTGAAGAGCACGCCGCGCATGTTGTTGTCGTACTGCTTATTCACAGGGTCACCTTTTCTAGTTTGTTAAGTTTGTCGTCCAACTCTTGCAGGAAAGTAGTTACCTCCTGCTCAAGCATCTTGATGTAGTCGTCATCACGCGGGACGCGCACGACTAACAGTTGCAGCCGCTCGGGCAGGCGCGGGTCGTAGGACACGAAATCGCACCACGGCTTACCGGCACACGCCATCTGCCATTGCATCTGCGTTATGTATTTCTGCGGCGGCTTGCCGTCGAAGATGTATTCGAGATGGGTCGCGGTGTTCGGGCATTTGATTTCCACCAAACCCTCCTCGGCAAACCCGTCAGGGCTGGCACCAGACATTGCAACAGTCGGGTGGTCAATGAAGCCGACATCCTCAACCAGTATCCCGGTCTTTGCGGCGTAGGCGGCTTTGGCGTTCGGCTCCTGCTCTGTCCCCCACTCCATCGCGGCGTTAGTGAACGAGGATGCCTTCTGGCCTGTCAGCCGCTCGACCACAAGGTCAGCCGCATAATTAGCACGACCTGCGCCATATCCGGTTTTAGTCTTGGCAATGACATCAGCCACACGGCTAGCGGTAACCTTGCCAAGCCGTGCGGCAAACCAATCGTCTGTACGCTGTTCCATCATATTTTTAATACCCGTTCAATTTCTGAAACTGTTAATGGGTCTTCACCATCCGGCAATTCTTGGTACAAATCACAACGGTCGTATGCGCTTACAAGTTGTCGCTTTGCTTTTATGTATGGCGGCCAAGCAAACCCGCAAAATCCTTTGTCATCGTTTTTCTCAATATAGAAAATGCAATTTCCGCAACACCGTTCCCATTGATGCTTGTTCACGCCGCACCCCCGTCACTCAACTGCTTCTTGCGTGCGCTAAACGCATCCATGTGCGTTGCGCGGATGGCGGGGTCAAGTGATTTGAACAAGGTAACAAGCGCAGCCGCGTCAGTCACAGACGCAATCTGCGCCAGCACTTCGGGGTTAGGCTCGACCTTTTCCGACTCTGGCAAGTCCTCGCCTGCGTAGATGTAAAGCCCAAGCCCGTGCATGGCGATGGCTTTAGCAAGACAACGCATCGTTGCGGTGTTCACGGCAAACGCATCGGGGTCAACGATGGCGCGGTTGCGGTTGTCCATGACGGGCAAAATGCAGGTCTTGATGTTGCCCTTGATTTCAACGCTAACCTTGACCATTGCCGTGCCGTTTCGCAGGTACATCACGGGGCTGTTGTCCCACTCATGCGCCGTCCATTGTGCGCCGGAGTCAACCTTCAACACTTCAGCCCACGCCCATGCCCATGACAAGTAGGTGAGGTTGCCCTTGCGCTCGGTGTGGCCGTTGACATTGATTTTCAGAAGTTCCGACATTTCTTGCTCTCCTCAATCATCTGTTTGAGTTCGCGCCGCAATTCGTTGTGGCGGTCGATATCGGCTTGCGTCCAAGTGAGGATGACCGGCTCGGTGTAGTACCGGCGTTCCTCGCACTCGCGTTGCTGTTGCCAGTCGTCCATCAGAAAGTCCTCACAGCAAGCCACGCGAGGGCGGCAAAAATGGCAAACGAGAACAGGTACAGGCTGATGGTTTTCATTCGGCGGTCACCTTGATGAGCAGGTGTGCCAGCGATTGTTCGATGGTGGCGTATTCCTCGGCGCACAACGCCAGCCGCCAAAACATATATGCGTCAACCGTGTCGTCTGCAATGTCTTGCACCAGCACACAGTCGGCAGGGCTGCGGGTCTGAACCATCCGCGCCCATGCGGCACGGAGAGTTTTGTCGGTGATGCGGCACTCAAGGCCAGCAAGTTCTTCCCAGATGTTCATCAGTAATCCTCCCCGTAGCCGTCAAGATATCGGTTAAGTTTGGTGTTGGTGGCTTCCTTGTAGGATTGCTCCGCTTTCTTGAGCAGCCTTGGCACAGCATCAACATCGATGGAAACCGGGGTGGGAAGTTCTACATATTCTTCGGAGGTGTAGATGCCGGTGATGTACAGTCCTGCAACCTCCCGGTCTTCAATGAGGATGCCGACATCGCAGGTCATGCCGATGACCTCTTGTTCTTCCATTACTGACCATAAATCGCGGTGAGTAAGCATTTCTGTTGCTCCTGTCTATGGATGCGGTTGTATCTGTCAACAAGGGATAGGTTAACACAGGTTACGGGTATGTCAACACCCCCTTGTGTTTTTTTTCACAGGCGTTAACTTTCACGGCATGGACATTCAAGCCGCCCTCGCAGTTGCAGGTAGCAAAGCCGCCCTCGCCCGTAAACTTGGGGTGTCCCGACCAGCGGTCAGCCGGTGGGTCAAGGCAGGTCGATTGCCTCCCATGCGAATCTGGCAATGGAAGGCGCTAGAAGCCGTCACCCCGCCGATTACAGCCGATTTGCCGCCTACCCCCGGCTAATCCCTGCCCCGGCTGTAAAGCCGCCAGAATCTTTCTGGCGCGGGTTCCTGTGCGATTGGACGCTACAGGACTTCTCTGGACGCCAACCCTTAAACGACAAACCCTCCACGAAGGAGGGCTTGACGCGGGCGGGGGGATGGCCCTATCCTCGGAATGCTGGTCGAGGTAAAGGCAAGATAAACCGGGGGAAACGGTTTGTCAAATGCCCACCTCCGACGCTCGGGAACTCTGGTCGGGGAAACAACGCACAGACCTTCCTTAAACCTACATCGGGGCAGCCAGCCTGTAGGCACGCGGCGTTAGTCGGGAAGCGTGAATGGCACTTGAGGGGACGAACCTTGAGCAAAAGTAGCCGACAGCGGATGGCTCCGTCAGTCATCTTCCGCACGATGGCGTAGGCGTATTCCGTCTGTGCCGTGCGGATTCACCATCAGTCATAGCCCTTTCTAGACCATCGCTCTAGACCATCTTTAGCCTAAATCAGTCTTGAATCTAGAAGCCTAAACTAAAGTTGTTGCATTAACCTCCGTGAACATATACGCTCGTTTCTACCAACCACAGAGAGGTTTTTATGCACGAACTAGACCAAGCCGCATGGGAACGATGGGTCGCCTTTCGCAAGGCTATTCGCAAGCCCATCAAGACTGCCAGCGAACACGCGATGAAATTGAAGTTGTCGCGGTATGGCGCTGACCAAGATGCTGTGGTTAACCAAAGCATCAGCAATCAATGGCAGGGTTTGTTTGAACTTAAGGACAAGAAGAAGCCCGACCGCCCCCAAAAGTCACCGGAGCAGAAGGCGCAGGACGATGCGATGTTTATTGCCGCGCAAGACCGTGCCAGTAGAGGCTGGGACAAGCAGGAACCGACCCCGATAAACCGATTGAAACTCTGCGATGCGCTTTGGGCGAGGTATACCGTCGAGGAGGGCGCAGACACAGCCGAGCGCATGGAGTGGCTTCGCGGTGTCGTTGCGATGCACCTGCGCGATGCGCCTGCCGGGGAGGTATTGGGTAACCCGCATCTCAAGACGATGGTGTTTTGCCTCTTCGGCCCCCGTGGCATTTCACGGCTCAAAGAGCGGCAGGAGGTGCCGCGATGACCCGTACCTGCAAGCAATGCGGGGAAAAGTTTAGCGGCGCTTCGGCTATTCTCCAGCATCGCAGCGGCGTTTGTGGCGGCGAGGAACTGCTAAAATCTCGCGGCTGGGTTAAGACCAAGGCAGGATGGGTATCACCACAACGCGCAGCGCACGACAAACGCCGTGGAGTTTGAGCGGCTGATGAAAAACCGGGATGCGCCGCATATTGATTACGGCGCGTTTCTTGGGCTGCTGCCGAACAACCCTAAAATCACGCCGTGTAACATCGACGGCATTGTGGAGCGCAAGGGCAAGTTCCTCGTGCTTGAGTGGAAGCGCGAGGGTGAGGGGATGTCCGAAGGGCTGCGCCGCACCTTGCAGGCACTTGCCGCCACGCCAAACTTCCAAGTGTGGGTGGTGCGCGGGGATACGGACGAGGGGCTACGGATAGCGCGGTTTTTCTTCGTGCCGCCGCAGGGCAAAGCAATGCTGCTTGGGGAAGGCGTGGAGGAATTTGTACGCGCCTACAAACTCTGGTACGAATGGGCTGACGGGTCTTTCTGATGCGCTACGCCGCGCGCCGTGACGCGAACGATGCCGCCATCACCGCAGCCGTCAGGGCGGCAGGATTTACGGTCTACGACTTGGGACAGGCAGGTCAAGGCGTACCCGACAAACTGGTGACCGCCCCCGGCTTCGCGGCGTTCCTCGAAATTAAAACCCCGACGGGCAAAATGCGGAAAGGGCAGGAACGCTTCCAGATGGCGTTTGAGCCGCTTGGGATGTGGTACCTAGCCCGTGACCCTGTTGAAACGGTTGCGTGGCTTCAGACGCGGCTTACAACGACCCAGAAGCCTTGACCCATGAGTTGATGGTGCTGGAGGTGGTGGATGTGGAACCGCTCACAGAGCCGGGGAAGCCACCATCGCGCAGGCTCTTGGATGAGGTGGGCATTGCGCCCGTCAGATAGCACCTTGACCGCTGCCCCTGTGTGGATGCTGAAGAAACCCAACCGGGGCATGATACGGGCAAGGTCATCCAGCACAGCGTCGAGCCGGTCAGGTTCAATGTGTTCTAGCACATCAATGCAGCAAACCATATCGGCTTCCTGCGGGTCGCCGTACTCTGGGAAGGCTGGGTCATAGGGTCGGTAGTCAATCGAGATACCCGCAGGCTCAAGGGCGCGTTGCAGGTTCTTCTTGCCAGCGCCGTAGTCGGACAACGACTTGATGCCGTTATCCACGATTAACTTTGCAACGATGGGCGCAAAGGCGATGGAAGCCACGCCATAAGCCGGATTCATGTGCAGTTCAACCTGCTGGGCGCGGTACTCGTCGGAGATAGTAGTCATGCTTGCATCCTTCCCTGTAGGGGTCTAGCATCATCGTACCATAGGGGAGAGTCATGGCTGCTCACGAAAAAACCGCTGCGCTTTTTGTCGGAACGATGCTTCACAGCGCGACCGTCACGCACCTTCAGCACTTTTCTACAAAGTCTTACGCGCAGCACAAAGCCCTACAGAAATACTACGAGGCTATCCCTGACCTTGTAGACGCATACACAGAGGCGTATCAGGGTAGGTACGGCATCATCACGGGCTACGATGTCGAGTTTCACAAGAACAGCAACCCGAAGGCGTATGTGAAGTCGCTGTTGACCTTCCTCGACGAAATCAAAGGCTCACTCCCGAAAGACTCCGACCTTGTTAACCTGTTTGACGCGGTTGTGGATGGCGTGACGAGCCTCAAGTACAAACTCGAAAACCTCGAATAATGGCGAAGAAAGCGGAACCGTCACGGGTTGCTGCCGCGCTGCAATACCTCCAGCAGATGCGCGACCGTGCCGCTGACTTCGGTGGCGGGGTAGTTGATACCCTCGCAGACCGCGCACGGGATGTCGGTGGACTTGCCTACGAAGCCTTTACGAGCGACCCCAACATCGGGCGCATGACGACGGCAGAGTACGCCCAAGCCGCCGCCGCACGCGCCCCTACACCGCGTCTAGACGCTACGGCGCAGGGGGTTGGTGCATTGGGTAAGGCTCTGGTCACGCAGCCCGTACAGACGGCTAAAGCGGTTGTTGTTGACCCAGTTGTAGAGGCGTTTGAAAGCCCTCGGTCAATGGGTCAATTCGCGGGTGAGTTTGTTAACCCGCTACGGATAGCCGCCGCGCTACGCAAAACCGCCCCCATCGCTGAACTAGATGTGTACCACGGCACACCGCATCGGTTTCCTGCGACGGAGGCCAACCCGCTGGGCGAGTTTGACGCTAGCAAGATTGGCACGGGTGAGGGGCAACAAGTTTATGGTCACGGCATTTATTTAGCCGAAGCGCAAGATGTTGGTGACAGTTACCGCCGCGCATTAACACCACATCAAGTTACTTCTGATGCCGCGCAATCGT